CTGGTGACGAGATTTATCTTGGCGGTCTGGTGGCTACTGATACCCCGCAGCGTACTGATGGTACGGGGTTCATTAAGCGGCGTATCCCGATGGAGCCGCAGCGCATGTACGACAACATTGTTGTTGCTGCTGGCGCTTAGTTAGACCGGTTGGCGGCGTGTGTTTAGGCTCCGCGCCGCCAACCTACCAAATGAGCCTACCCCCCCCACAATTTTATGGAGCCTAAACCATGAGTGTTTCCCCGCAGAATTTTGATTTGGATGCTTGGTTGGATGGTGCTGACCGTCCGCAGCGTTCGGTGACTGTTTATCAGAAGGCCGGTTTGATCGCTGACCTTGATGCCCTGGCGGTCAGGATTGAGCATGCTGAGCCTGATGATGAGGTTGATGGGCCGTCTATGGGTGGTGGTGTGCGGAAGCTTCGGGCTGAGTATGCGAAGCTCGCTCAGCAGTTCCATGATTCTGCTTTGACGATCCGGGTTAAGGGTCATGATGATGTTGAGAAGCAGGAATTTGCTGAGTCTCATAAGGGTGACGCTGACAGTCTTGGTTGTTTGGTGTTGGCTGATGCAATTGTTGAGCCGAAGTTCACGGCGGCGCAGGTTGGGAAGCTTGAGAAGGTTCTTGGGCAGGCTCAGTTTCGTTTGATTACTGCGGCGTACATGAGTGCGTGCAATGAGGTGCCTGTTGTGAGCGCTGATTTTTTGCCGAAGTCCTCCACTGTGGAGGATGGGGGCGAGTAGTCGCCGCGCTTAAAACTTCTGAACGGTTTCAACGTCCACCGTCTGCGTATCTTGGGCCGTTGCCTGAGCGTAAGGATCGGATCCTTGAGTACGCCTACACCCTTTACCTTGATGGTATTTGTGATGTGTGTGGCGGTAATCGTTCTGAGTGCCGTAATGAAGCTAACGCGGGCTTGTATGAGGTCGCTGAAACGACGTGTCAGAGGCAGGCTGCGGTTGAGGAACACACAGGGCGTAAGGGTTTCAAGCCTGAGCCTGGGCAGCGGTTCTATGCGATTGAGATTGATGATGACTTAATCGTCCGCAGGTCTTTCCCGCCACTTTCCCGCGCCGACGATCAGGACGATTAGGCCGGCGAACGCGACGAATGATGAGAAGCCGTTGAGCCCCGCGTTGCCGTTCACGCCGGCGCTTGCTAGGGCTACGGAAATGCCCATAACCAGCATTCCCGCGCCTGTCTTCATGGTGTTAGCTGCGCGGCGTTTGTTCGCTTTTGTTGCCTGAGTCATTCCGCGATTGTCCCAGCGGCTCATCTTTTGTACAACCCTTGGAGGAATCGCATGGCTGATCGCCGCGTAAAAGTCGTTTTCAGCGCTGAGATCCAGGGTTTCCGGCAGGCGATGGATGAAGCGGCTAAGGCGACCCAGAAGACTAAGAAGGCTTCCGAGGATGCTGGTAAGGCTGCGGAGACTCATCTTGGGCGGATGGTTCAGTCTGCGACGAAGAACAGTGATGCGTGGGAGCGTACTGGTGCGGTAACGGCTGGCGCTGGTGCTGCGATTGTTGCCGGCGTCGGGCTGGCTATCAAGTCCTATGCCGACTTCGACAAGCAGATGTCCTCAGTTGATGCGGCGACTCACGAGTCAGCCGCGAACATGAAGCTACTGCGTGAGGCTGCGGTGAAGGCTGGCGCTGACACTGCGTTCTCCGCTGGTGAGGCTGCTCAGGGCATTGAGGAACTGGCTAAGGCTGGTGTGTCCACTAAGGACATTCTTGCTGGTGGTTTGAATGGTTCTTTGTCGTTGGCTGCTGCTGGTTCGTTGGGTGTTGGTGAGGCTGCTGAGATAGCAGCCTCGGCTTTGACTCAGTTCAAGCTGTCAGGCGATAAGGTTCCTCACGTCGCTGACCTTTTGGCTGCTGGTGCGGGTAAGGCTCAGGGTTCTGTTCAGGATCTTGGCGCGGCCCTGAATCAGTCTGGTCTTGTGGCTGCGTCTACTGGGTTGACTATTGAGGAAACCACTGGGGCACTGGCTGCGTTCGCTTCTGCTGGTTTGACTGGTTCGGATGCTGGCACGTCTTTCAAGACCATGCTTATGAGCTTGAACCCGAACAGTGCTGCGGCTGCATCGTTGATGCATGAGCTGGGCATTTCGGCGTATGACGCTCAGGGCAACTTTGTTGGCATGTCCGAGTACGCGGGTATCTTGCAGAACGCTCTCAAGGGCATGTCTGATGAGCAGCGCAACGCCACCCTTAAGACCTTGTTTGGTTCGGACGCTGTGCGTGCCGCTAACGTCCTGTACGAGCAGGGCGCTGACGGCATCAGCAAGTGGGAAGGCGCTGTCAACGACGCGGGTTACGCGGCTGACACTGCGGCCCGTATGCAGAATAACCTTGCCGGGGATATTGAGAAGCTTGGCGGCTCGATTGATTCGGTGTTCCTTAAGTCTGGTTCTGGGGCGAATGATTTCCTCCGGGGCTTGGCTAAGGGCGCTGAGGACGTTGTTGACTGGATAGGGCAGATCCCAACGCCGGTACTGAATGCGGGCGCTGCTATCGCTGGGATTGTTGGTGTTGCGGGCCTCGCCGCTGGTGCGGTGTTGAACCTGACGCCCAAGGTCATGGAAACGATCCAGGCGTTTGACAAGTTGGTGCCGGCTGGCAGTAAGGCGCGAGATGCCTTGAAGGGCGTCGGTAAAGCCGCTGGCGGGGCTATGGTCATCGGCACCCTAACGCTGGTGGTTGCGAAGCTTGCCGAAGCTAATTACATGTCCAAGATTGATGAGGGCATGGGACGTGTGGCTAATGTCCTTGCTGATGTTGCCCGGAACACCCCCGGAGCTGCTGAGGGTCTTGACTCCTTGTTCAAGAACAAGGACGGGGAAGCGCTGATTCGGGATGTCGATAGTCTCGACTCCGCTCTCAAGCGCACGTTCCGGCCTGACGGTGACCGCCAGTTTAACGACTGGGGCGAAGGCATCATCAACTCAATGACCGGAATCAAGGGGTCTAGTCAGATCCTTGGGGACTCGTTCAAGCGCGTTGATGAGACAATGGCCGGGCTTGTTTCTGGTGGACGAGCTGAGGACGCGGCGAAGGTCTTCGACCGGCTAAGGCGGTCTGCTGACGCCCAAGGGATCAGCGTTGACGAGCTGAAAACTAAGTTCCCCGAGTATGCGGATGCTTTGCAGAAGGCTGACGCGGAGAGCAAGAACGCTGCCGCATCTGGTGATAAGGCTGCTGGGTCGATTGACAGTGTGAAGGCTGCTGCTGCTGCTGCTAAGCAGTCTGCTGAGGATATTGCTAAGGCGTTGGAGGATGTTGGTCTTTCCGCTGATGGTGCGGTGACAGACGTTAACAAGTTCGCTAAGGCTCTGTTTAACGCTGGACTTTTGAACCTATCATCTTCGGATTCCATCATTGCGTATGAGGCTGCGATTGATGCTGTAACCGACTCGATCAAGGAAAACGGAAAGAGTCTTGATGATCACGAGCCGAAGGGTCGGGCTAACCTAACCGCGTATAACAATCTGGCCAAGGCAGCAATGGATACTGCTGAGGCGCAGGCCGCAGAGAAGTTGGCTTCCGAGGGTTCGGCTGCGGCTCAGGCGACTTTGCAGGGCAGCCTGCAAGCAAGCTATGACGACCTGATAGCCGCGGCAGGCCAGTTCGATATCACGGGTGATGCTGCGGATGACATGGCGCGTAAAGCGTTGGGCATCCCGAAGGATGTCCCGATCAAGACGTGGGTTGAAGACAGCGCATCCGCGAAGCTTGACGCGATCAAGGGCAAGGCTGACGGTCTTGACGGGCGCGTGGTCAACCTCAGTGTGGTGGAGCAGTACACCAAGTTCATTTCGGAGAAGCGAAACCCTACTGAGGCTGATCTGAATGGTGACACGTTCCGCCCTGGTGGGTCGTTGATTGTTCCTGGTTTGACTGGTGGCGCTACTGGTGGTCGCGTTTCGGACATTATGGGGTTCTGGTCTGGTGGCAGGGTTCCTTATGCGCGCCCTTCTGACATGACTAAGGACAACGTTATTGGGTTCGTGAATGGTGGTAGACCCATTGGCTTGCAGGGCCAGGAATGGATCATCAACGGCGCGAACAGTGATAAGTACAATTCCGAGCTGGCGATGATCAACGCTGGGACGTTCCCGAAGTTCAAGGAGTATTCGGCGTCTCAGGCAGGATATTACCCACCCGCTGCGGCAGCCCCTGCTGGCCCGTCTGTGTCTCTTGAGTTGAATGTGCATGGGACGACAGCGCCGCGCGAGGTTGCGGATGAGGCTATGGGTTTGATCCGTTTTGAGTTGCAGAAGCAGGGGGTTCGTCTTGGTGGCTGAGCGTATTACGTGGGGTGCTAGGACGTTCTCAGGCCGTGACCGGTTTGGTGAGTGGGTCACTACTGGTGGTATGGAGGATTGGTGGGGTTCGCCGGATACGAAGGGTGAGGTTGTTGACCGGCCTGACGCGGACGGCGAACTCGACCTACCAACCTACAATCAGGCCCGACTCCTGACTCTTTCGGGCAGCCTGCATACTGACTCGCATGAGCAGATGCATGAGGCTCAGGCTTTTTTCGCTTCCCCAATGTTTGGGAGGTTCACGGTTGCTGGTCACGGGCCAACGTTGTGGGCTGATGGTAAGCGGAACAGTGGGGCGAAATTCCTGCCAGTGACGGATAAGTTCGCTCAGTGGCAGGTTCGCCTCAAGTTCGTTGACCCGAAGAAGTACGGTGAGGCGCGTTCGTACACGGCTTCGGTTGGGTCTGATGCTGTTGGGGTTCATCACCGGGGGAACTACAATGCGGCACCCAAGCTGACGATCACTGGGACTATGCCTGACGGTTACGTTTTGACGATCATGGGGCAGGTTTTCACGGTGACGCAGCCGCTTTGGTTCGCTTCACCTCACAGTATTGATTACGGCGACGGCAGGCTACGCATCGGCGGGGCAATCGTGCATGGCGGGCTGGGTTGGGGATTCACCCCGCTCGTACCCCCTGGTATTACCACAACGTTGTCTATCGAGCCGATCACAACTGGGACAGCTACAGCGCAGTTGGCGTTGCTTGATACTTACATTTAGGAGTCGCGTATGATGCGGTATTTTTCCGTGAGTACGGCGACTTGGGGTAGCAAGGTTGAGATGCCGGCGTTTGAGTTCACTGGTTCGCGTGCGTTGAATGTTGGTCGTAGCGGGTCTGCTACTTTCAAGGTGAATGACCCTGGCGTGGCTGAGGTTGTGACGCTTGAGAGCCTTGCCCCGTTGGCTCGTGTTCTTGTGGCTGAGGAAGACGGCAACGCTGTTTATGCTGGCCTGATCGTTGACATTGACGAGGACTTGGATTCTGGAACTGTCACGGTGACGCACTATGACATTTGGTGGATCCTGGCGCGGCGTTACTTGCTGGAGAATCGAGACGGGACCGCCCCGGCTGGTGCCCCGATCACTTGGTCTGGGCGTTCTTTGCCTACTATCGCGAACCTTGTTGTTCAGAAGGGCATGGACGGCGAACCCGCAGACAAGTATGAACTGCCGCTGATCACGTCCGCTGATGTTGCCGGGCCGCACTCCCGCACCTATGAGGGTTACAAGTTCGTGTCCGTTGAGGATGCGCTACAGGAAATCATGAACACGTATGAGGGCCCGGATGTGGACTTCGATGTGCGGTGGGCTTCTGGAACGGAAACCCTTGAGTGGGTGATGCGTTCGGGTGATCTGACTTCGGGGTTTTGGGAGTGGGACGCTACGGCTGAGAAGTCGGAGGTGTTCGAGCCCAGGTTGAGGACGAACGCTGACAAGATCGCTAACCGGGTGATCGCAACGGGCGAGGGGCAAGGCGAGGACATGGTTGCCAGGTCCGCTTCCCTGTTCATTGATGACATGCCGGCGTTGGAGCGGGTCAGCTCATACCAGGATATTCATGATGGTGATCAGTTGCAGGACCGGGCATGGTCTGACCTGTACTCGGCTAATCAGACGACGAAGCAGTTCAGTTTCAAGATCCCGGTTGGTGGGACTGTGAAGCTTGGTGATTTGATCCTTGGTGGTACGTGCCGGGTGAAGACGACCGGGTTCCGATTCTTGGGGGCTGGGTGGAATAACTGGCGCCTGATTCAGTACGACTTTGACCGGCGTTGGATCACGTTGCAGATGCAGATGATGGGCGGCTAGTTGTGACTCAGATCGACAACATGGCGCAAGGCAACTTCGCGGATATTTTCCGTAGGCTAAAGGCGCTTGAGTACAACTCGAACATGAACAGTTCGGCGGTTGGTCGTGGTGGTATCCGTGTTCATGGTGGCGGTGGGATCACGATTGAGAACGGCGGGCTTATTGTTTCGGGTTCGGCGGATATCACGGGTGTCCTGAACGCTACGGGCACGATCAACATGTCTGGGACGTTCACGGCGACTGGTGACGTGAATTTGAACGGGCCGACCGATGTTGCCGGCGACTTCACCGTAACTGGCCCAACGAACCTGAACGGCGTGACTGCTATAGCTGGTGACACGACCGTGACAGGCGACTTCACGGTGACCGGGCCAACTGCGCTGAACGGAACAACGACAGTCGCGGGTGACACCACTGTGACAGGCATCTTCACTGTCAATGGTGCAATGAAAACGACAAGCACCCTATCTGTCGAAGGCGTGACCACACTCAAGAACAACCTTAACGTGACCACTGGTGGGAAGATCATCGCCGGTAACGTGACCGTTGATCCTGGCGCTGATGGCGGCGCTATCCGGTTTACGTCCGGGCGCGTGCTGAGGGATACGGGTTCCTCGATGATTCTTGACAATGGTTCAGGATCGGCCACGGTGAGTGTTACTGGAAGTCACGTTCTGCTTGAGGCTGGGACTGCGCAGGTCGATGTTGTTGGCAACACGGTGGGCATCGTTGGTGACTTGCAAGCCACGGGTGACACTTACCTGAACCTACCTACCACGGGCAGTGCAGCTAACGTCTATTACGATCCGGGCAGCGGACGTTTGTACTACAAGCCTTAAGGGCAGTAGACGGCTTTCGCGTATGTCATGACACGTTCCGCGTTTGAGTTGTTGGGCTCACTCTGCGTCTTGCAAGCCTGGATGCCCAATTGCACAAGCTCTGTGTTGCTTGGCAGCGAACCGACCCACCCCATCTTTACGCCTGCAATGAAGAACTCATCCTCGGAATAGCTCTTGTCGTATGACGAAGGAACCGCGGGGTCGGGGACTGACGTTGCGGGGGCGTCTTGGGCTGAGCATGCGGTTAGCGCTAGCAGCACTACCAGCATTGCCCCCACTTTCCCCACCATAGACACGATTGTACCGGAGGCCGTTGTGGATGCCGCAGATTTCCAATTGATGCATGATTCGATGCTTGGCGAGTTCCGGCAGGCGCTAGCTAACTGTCAGTTGGCGTTGGCTACAGCGAATGCTCAGAACAAAGTCAAGGACCGGATCATTGCTGAACTGCGAGCTGAGCTAGAGCCGCAAGCGTAACCAGCTCCCCCAAACTTCATAACTTTCAAGGCGCTCCTAGCAGGGCGCTTTTCTTTTGCCTCAGGAGGCGACATGCCAAACGTTACCGGCAACCTGACTGATGTTGGGGGTGGGCACCTTGTGGGGAAGTATCCCGAAATTCATTTCACCTTGAACGCCCCAAACTCCAAAGCGGGGGTGATGCTGCCGACGCAGCCGTTGACTGTGCAGCCCGCTTCTGATGGTTCTTTCACGGCGGCGTTGCAGTCCACCACGGACATGCAAGATGACGCTTGGTACACGCTCTCGATTCAGTGGCTCGACTCCGCTGGCAATTACGTCAAGGCGGACTTCCCTGATTGGACGTTGCAGGTTCCCACTGGTGGCGGTTCATTCTCGGATCTTTTCGGGAAGCCCCCGAAGAACCAACGCATGGTCTACGTGTCGTTGACACCGCCTGATAACCCGCAGCCGTTCACGCTCTGGCTGAAACAGGACCCGACCGACCCGAACAACCCGCTGAATACCGGCGAACTCTATGAATGGAGGAACGTCTAATGGCTTTCCAGTGGGTGTATCTCGCTAACCTTATGGGCGCCTCGGGTGTTTGGATTAAGACGCCTCTCGCTAGCGCAACGGACCTTGACACGGTTATCACGGTGGGCGCGTACCCGATCACGACCTACGCCGGGGCGAGCTCAATGACCCCCGCGTTGCCTGTTTTTGGCGGGGGCGTGTTGGAGGTTTTGCCGACTGGCACGAACCTGATTCAGCGGTGGACCATCATCGATAACCCGCACCAGATTTGGGCGCGTACCCGAAACGCGGGCACGTGGTCCGTGTGGAAGTTGCAGTCTTGGGAGCGGCCTGCACCTGCTGTCGGTACGGATTTCAACACGATCAAGACGCCTGGTGATTACCCGATTTGGACGGGCACGGGGGCGAACAACCCGACAGCCGGGCCTGGGCGTTTGACTGTGTCACCGCAGTTGTTCGTCAACGGCACGTGGACGTATCACACGCAGACGTGGCAGTCCTTCGAGGTCACGCCGCGCCTGTTTGTTCGGTCCACATCCGCTACGGCGTGGTCTCCTTGGCGTGAGGTTGGCCCGGCGACAAGCACTGACACGGTTGCCGCGAACCTTGCCGCGCCGGACGTGATCCAGCGGGTAGCAATTGACCGCAAAGGCGGCTCGCTCGGGACAGACGAGAAGCCTGTTGTGTGCCTCCGGTTCGATCACGGGTTGAACAACTTCAAGGCCACCATCCTGCCCCTGTTGCAGGCCAGGAACTTGCCTGCCGCTCTTGCAATCAACTCGGGCATCTTCACCACGGCGAACAGCCTTACCGAGTCGAACAACGCGACATGGGCTGAGATTGAGGGCTGGTGCCTGAATGACGGCATGGAGGTGTGGAACCACGGCGAAACCCACCGTGACGCCACAACCTCGGCCACGCTCAAAACAGAACTTGTTGACTCCTTGACAGCGCTCCGGGCAAGCCTCCCGAAGCTCGCTATCGAGGGTTTCATGATGCCCGGTGTGGGCGGGACCGAGTTCGCGGGCATGAACTCCATCCAGGACCCTGCCACCCTGTACACCACGGAAGCGGGCCGGTTGCTGCAAGGTTCCCACGCCTTCATCACTGGGCTGCGTCCGGGTCTGGTGAAGCCGCTGAATGGCGGTATCACCCCCGGCTGGTCGTACAGGAACATGGACACGATATCTGGCGTGGACGCTGGGATAGCGCTTGTAGCTGATGCTCAGGCGTCAGGTGGTGGCGTGGTCCTGATGATGCACCCTTCCCTGCTGAACGCGGGTGGGAGCAACACCACGACGGCGAAACTCACTGAGGTGCTGGACTTCCTTGTAACGGAACGCGACGCGGGCCGGATCGAGATCGTAACGAACACCGGATTCCAAATCGCGGACATTTTCAGCACCTACCGGAACAACGTGTTGACAGCAGTCACTCCGGGCACGTCAGTTTCGAAGACTGTGGATTTAACTAAGTACGGGCATCTCAAGGGCTCGGTTCGGAAGCTGGTGGCAACAGTCACGGTAACGGCTACGGCCTCGGTAACGGTGTCCCTCACGGACGCTGGCACAGGCTTGAACGCTACCCGTACTTACGCGTCTCTGGCGCCTGGAACTTACGAGCTGTTCCAGCATGGCACGCTCCCGCTTACGGCCACATCGGTCACGGCAGCGGCAACAGTGAACTCTGGTACGGCGTCCATCACCAACCTGAAACTCATCAACGTCTAAAGCGTGTGGCCTCTTGCTCGTTACAGCATGGGGCCACACTTCCCTGACCGTTCCAAGCCTGTTTAGGAGGCTCGCCCGGATGGGTGAAACAAACAATACGCCCATTGGGGGGCCACCATGCGTAAGACTCTCAACGCCCAGCGCCTAGTTAACGGTCGCCGCGGCTCATTCCAACTGCTGTTCGGCGTCGTTTATTTGTTCGTTGGTTACTCGTATCTGTTCGCGGACGCTTCACCAACGCGGAGGGTTGCGCTCGCCTGGGTTGGTGAATACGGCAACCTGCTGGGGCTCATCTGGATTGTTGCCGCGATCTTGGCGTTCATCGGATGCGTCAGGCCACGGGGCAAGGATGCTTGCGCGTTCGCGGGCCTGTCCGGCGCGCCGATGGCTTTCGGGTTCCTTTACCTCATCGGGATCCTTGGGGGAGCGCCAATCACTGGCCTGTTCTCCGTGTTCATTTTCTTGTTGATTTCGGGGGCCGTTGCGATTGTCGCAGGGATGCAGGGGGACCACGACCGTTGCATTAGGAAACCGAAACTATGACAGCAGAACAACTAGTCACACTCCTTGGTTTGCTGATCACGGCTGCCGCGACCGTTGTCGTTTCCGTTGTTGCTTCTAGGTCTTCTAAGAAGGTCAGCAAGGAGCAGAACGCGGTGACGTTCTCTCAACACCTCATTGACCGGATAGAGGGTCTAGAGAAACGCAACGATGACCTTGAAAACAGGTTCTCCGTCCTTGAGAAAAGCTTCACCACGGCGATCAACTTCATTGAACGGATGGTGCTGTGGGCGCGTGGTGGTTCGAAACCGCCCATGCCGAGCATCCCCAAATCACTTATGGCTCACTTCGACCCTTCGCTTATCGAAGAACACCTTGAGCACCAAGAAGCGGAATGAGTAGGACAAACCATGACATATCCGGTCAGAGATGCGATCACGCAGAACTTCGGTGACGGCGCAACCGCTGGCATCATGCCAAACTCGAACCCCAACTCGGGCATGGCCTACTTCGTTTACCTGTACGGCAACTACCAGCCTGACGGCCACACGGGCGTGGACTTCGGTTGCGATATCGGCACTGAGGTTTCCGCCGTCGCTGATGGTGTTGTGCTGCACTCCGGTTGGCTCTCAGGCAGCTACGCGGACAACCCGTGGTGGATCATGCCAGGGTTCGCCGGTAACTGCATTGTCATCGATCATGGCAGCTTCATCGGGATCTACGGGCATTTGTCCCGCAACATCGCCCCGAAGGGCGCACGCGTTCACGAAGGTGACGGCATAGCGCTTTCCGGTGACACTGGCGCCGCCGTGGGCGGTCACCTGCACTTCGAGGTTCTGCCTGACGGGTACAACCTCAACGCTCGATTCTACGGGCGCGTCAACCCACTCCCCTACCTTGGCTCAGCCTCAATCGGCCCAGCCGGCGAAATCACATCCACGGAAGAAGACGACATGCCAAGCTCAGCAGAAGTTGTTAGCGCCCTGCTCAACTCCCCCGCCTATGACGGTGGTAAGACCGTCAGCGAAGTGCTCAAGGGGCTGTTTGAGCATGACTTTGTTGGCGGGAAGAACATGCCCGAAGGCAAGCCACTTAAGGATCTTGTTCAGGACAGCTTCACCGCAGTCCGAACGCAGCTCGCAACTATCGGAGGCAAGCTTGAGACGCCCCCCGATGGTGACGTTGCGGCTGATGCTGCGGCGATTGCTAAGGCCCTGGCACCGGACCTTGCCAAGGCGCTGCTTAGCGAGCTCTCCAAGGGTGATGCGTAATGCTTACGTCTCAGTTCTGGCTTGCCGCTGGTGAGCGTGCGGTTAAGACGTTTGCTCAGGTGTTGCTGGGGTTCATGACTACCGGCGCGATTGGGATAACTCATCTTCCGTGGGACGAGATGCTCGCGGTTGGTGCCACGGCTGCTTTGGCGTCGGTTCTGACTTCGGTTGTTTCCGGTGCGCGTGATGGTAACCCGTCCGCGACGAACGCGGAGACAACTGACGCTCCCGGTAAGCACGTGGCCAACTAACCCCCCATTCCTGTCAGGACCGTACCGAAGCCGGTACGGTCCTGACATTTCCACCTGATCGGAGAATGATCGTATGGCTATCGTAACTGTTAGTGCTGCTGATAGTTTCACCCTGCCAACCACCGTGAAGGTGGCAGACGCCAACCTTCCAACACGCCTCCAAGACACCACGCTCAAGGCCACGATTGCGACTGAGGCGCTGCCTAAGTGGAAGGCCACCACGGATTACACGGCAGGGCAGGCCGTGGTGAACCCATCAGGCGATGTCGTCACAGCCAAGGTTGATTTCACTTCCGGCGCAAGCTACAGCTCCGCGAACTGGAACATCAGCCCAACCTACGCACCCAACGGCGTAGCGTCCCCACGACAGGCCGCGGACAACAAGAGCGGTGCCCTGGACTGGCGCCACGAGGGCACCGCTGGTTACCTGACACACTTCGTCATGGGCGCCAGTTCCCTAGCCCTCGCTGGCTGCTACGCCGCGGGAACCGACCTTGGCCTCGGCGACGGGTTCTTTGCATCACATAAGAACAGCGGAGCCGGTCTCAGGCTAATTGGTCATGGCGGCTCCAGCATCCTCCAATACAGCGTGGGATACAGCCACTCGACCCTGTACAACGGCGAAATCTACAAGGGCAACCAGGGCATCAAACTGTTCGCCAAGATAGGGGAAGGTTTCGGGGACGGCGTTGCCACTAGCGGTTCTACAACGTTCACGTCCGCGACGGCTGCCTTCACAAGCGCTGACATCGGCGCGACGATCAGCCAGACCACCAACAAGGGCACACTGAATGTTTCCGGGACGATCCCGTCCGGAACCACGATCGCGTCCATCAACAGCGCAACGTCAGTGGAGTTGTCCGCAGCTTGCACCGCAGCGGGAACTGGGCTTAACTTCCTGATCGGCGGTCGCACCCCGGCTAGCACGCAGTCTATGTTCACGTTGTACGACACCAACGGAACGACCAAGCGGTACGAGTTCACGCTTGGCAAGTACACGGGCGTCGTCCCTCACGAAATCCAGTCAAACGACATCGCGGCCCAGTCTCTCCTAGTCAAGGCGGCTTCCGGACACACAGCGGAGATCTTTACCGTCCTTAAAGACGGCAGCGCTTCCGGAGCGCTCTCCGTGATAGCCTCCGGTTTGGTTGCTATCCGTTTCGGTTCCTCGCTGAGCAACGCGGGAAACACGGCCAGTAACGCGGTCAATATCGCCAATAGCGGCACCTCAGCGCACTCGATGTACATCACGCAGGGCGCTTCACAGACTGGCGACCAGATTAGTCTCCGCGATTCAGCAGGCGCACTGGCGTCACGCTTCAACAAGAACAACGTCTTCATGACGAAGGTGGCCACGGCGCCCGCTGACTCTGACATTACAACGAATGAAGTCTCACTCACGTTTGACAGCACAGTCGGATCGTCCAGGGTCTACTTCAAAGGTAAGAACTCAGCCGGAACCATAGTTACAGGAAGCGTGGCACTCTCATGAACCCAACCGTAATCCTTGCCCTCATCAGTGACCTCTATAACCAGATCGCCCTACTGTCTGAGCGCAATGCAGAACTCGATTCTGCACTGGCTGAGCAGGGTGGAGAGGTTCCCAGCTAACTGATCTACCCACGCAACAACGCCCCCATCTTCCCATCAC